GCACAACTTCCTGGGCGGCGCGGCGGGGCCAGGCAAGACAGCCTGCGGGATTGTCGAGCACATGGTGAGCTCCAACGAGTTCAGCATGGACGACGCTCCGCATGTGCACACGCTGATGCTGCGGCGCACCCAGCCGAAGCTGCGCTCGACGCTGGTGACGCGCTTCGAGGAGCTGATCCCGAAGGAGCTGTACCGGAGCTTCGATCGCACCAACCTGAAGGTGGCGTGGCTGAATGGCTCGACCACGAATTTCGGCTCCATGCAGTACGAGCATGATGCGTGGAGCTGGCAGGGGCAGTGGTACAAGATTTTTTACGACGAGCTGTGCGAGTTCACCTTCAACCAGTGGAACGCGACCAGCGCGTGGAACCGTTGCCCGGTAAGTCCGTACTGCACCAAGGACGGCGCGGGCAATCCGATCGGCGTCGGGGCGTTGTGGGTGCGCAAGGTATTTGTGCTGCACCAGCCGTGCGACGAGATGGACGACGAGCAGCGGAAGAAGTACCGGGCCGCTGACTATGCGTACTACCCGTGCACGTATAAAGACAACCCGATCTATGCCAACGATCCCCAGTTCCTGAAGAACCTGGAGAGCTATCCGCTGGCGATCCGCAGGGCGCTGATGGACGGCTCCTGGGATGTGGTCGGCGGCTACTTCATGGGCGCGTTCGACGAGGCGGAAAACGTCTGCGATCCGGAAGAGTGTGTGCCGCAATCGTGGCACCGGCGCTGGATCTCGGGCGACTGGGGCTTTGAGCACTTCGCCGCGCTGTACTGGCACTACATGGACGATCACGGCATCGTGCGCACGTATAAGGAGCGCCTGGTGCAGCACCACGACCCGGAGATGCTGGCCGAGCTGGTGATCAAAGAGTCGATGGATGAACAAGGCAAGTTCCCGAAGTTTGTGAGCTTCCCGTTCTCGCATGATGCTTTTGCCGACCAGACGACCAAGAGTTACGGAGCGAATCCGAACTCGGTGGCGATGCGGATGGCGCGCATTCTGCGGCCGTACGCTCTGCCGCTGCCGATGAATGCGGGCGCGGACAAGATCGGCCGCGAGCAGACGATGTACAACATGCTGCGCCGGCGGGTGAAGGTGAGCAGGATCCTGGGGCCGGACAGCCAGCCGATCGAGCGGGCGAACTGGATCATCTCTTCCGATTGCCCGAAGTTGATCGAGTGCATCAAGATTGCGCCGCGCGACGAAGAGCACAAAGAGAAGATTGCGTCGTTCCTGGGCGACGATCCGCTGCAGGGCGCGGGCTACGGGATCTATCACATCCTGGGCAACCCGGCGAAGAAGCCGCGCGAGCAGGTGTTGCGCGAAGAGATTGAAGCGGCGCCGTCGGAGACCGAGAAGCACTGGATCCGGCTGCGTGAGACCGAGCGGCGTACCAGGGCGCGAACGCCGAAGCAGTGGTGGGAGACCTAGCACTGCGTGCGGCGGGGACGCGCTAGGCGCGCGTGAAAAGCAGGAGATCGAGACATGCAGAAATCAACTCTGAGCGCGCTGCGGCGCGTGTGCGAGAGGGTGGGACGCGCGCTCGCCAAACGCGAGTGCGACGTGCGCAGCGAGGCTTTTCGCGAGGCGCTGAAGCCGATCGAGCGGCGTGTGAGCAAGCTGGTTTCGACCAGCCGCGGGCACAGCTGGTATCCGCGCCGGATGACGTATCGCATCCTGCAGGTGCCGGGAACGAGTGTGAGCCGGATGGCGCCGCGCCGCGGCTATGAGCTGGACTGGCATGGAACCTTGCGCCGCACGGCCGCGAAGGTGAACAAGTGCAGCAAGCGGAGGGCAGCAGCATGCGCAGCCTGAAGGTAAGGTTTCGCGCGTGGCTGCGCGGCTTCCTGCTGAAGGAAGAGACGGACGCGTTGTATTGTCTGCTGGTGCAGAACGCGCTGATTGTGGGCACGGGCGAGAACCTGGTGCGGCAGAATGGGCTGGTGCTGAAAGCCCTCGAGGGTCTGCAGACGAGCCTGCATGCGCTGCGCGACAGCGAAGAGCGGCACTACCGCGATGCACGGATTGGAATAGTTGGCGTCCACGAACGCTCGGACAATGCGCTTGAGGCGATCGCCAAGGTAGGTGACAGCGTGGACCGTCTGGTGGAGCTGGTGACGCCCAGGGCGGAGCGGCTGCAGGGACGGCGGCCGGTGGGTGGATGGGACGAAGTTGTCGCGGACAACGCACGCAAGATGCAAGAGGATACGGCGCCCACCCAGGGCGCCTCACGGTAGCACGGAGGGCGTCGAGACCCTTGTGACTCCAGCCTGGGCCCTGCAAATGCCGGTCTGAAGGAGATCCCCTACGGCGCGGGGCTCGATTTTTTATGAAGGAGTTTTGAAGATGGCGTTTACAGCGAAGGACGGATCGAAGCATACCAACCGCGACACGATGAAGCGGGCGGACGCGCGTTTCGGGGCACAGCCGCCCGAGAAGATTGCGCCGCAGGCCGGCAATGACGATGGCATGGGCGGCGACGAGATGGGCCAGGACGGCGCGCAGGACGGCGCGGCCATGGCGGCCGAGCATGGACCGGCGACCGAGTTGAACATCCAGCACGACCATGAGAATGGCGTGCACCGCGTGCATGCCAAGCATCCCGACGGGCACGAGCACCAGAGCGAGCACGGCAGCGCGGCCGAGGCGCATCAGTATGCGGCCGATTGCGCGGGTGTGGGATCGGGCGGCGGCGAGCAGTGAAGCTGAAACATGTTCTCTGGATCAGTGTGTACATGCTGGCGGCGCTGCTGAACGGATGCGCGGTCGAGGCGGCGTTCGCGACGCGGCAGCCGCACTGGGGCAAGCTGCACGACTCGTACCACGTGCATCGCGTGTTCTACGGCGCGTGGGGCGATGTGCTGGGTGAGTATTACCAGCCGCGCAAAGATGAGGGATTCACGGCGACCTGCGAGCGTGGCCAGCTCGTGACGTTCGCGATGGAAAGCCTGGCCATCGAGTACGTCGAGCGTGACTGTCCCGACTCCCATGGCAGCGCGGATGACGCGCGCCGGTTCCCGGCTGAGGCACGATGAAGGCACTCTCAGGGCTGCCGCGGAGCCTTCCACGAATTGACGCGCGCTCGAAGGACTGCGTGCGCTTCCTGCGCAAAGAGCGCCGCTACGAGCTGGTGGTGGGCGGCGAGGTGAAGGCCTCGATCTCGAGCTTCGCGATGACCGTGCCAGCGGCGCGGCGGAAGTTCGACCAGGCGGTGCGCCAGGCGGCGCGCGAGAAGCAGATCGACGACCAGGTGGAGAGGTTATTTCGAGATGAACCACTGCGTGGGGCGGACGCGCTACGCGCCAACGCGACGGAGCAAACAGTAGATGAAAACCAAAACAGTTGATCTGGGCCGCAAAGGCTCGTTCGAGGAGAAGCCGGGCGCGCTGCATAAGGATCTGGGGATCCCGCTGGGCGAGAAGATCCCGGAGCAGCGCCTGGAGCAGGCCGAGCACTCGAGCCGCCCGCAGGTGCGGCGCCGGGCGATCTCGGCTGAAGGATTCAAGCACATGAGGCACGGGTGAAGACAGAGCTGTGGATGCCCATGCTGGGCGAGCTGCACTGGGAGCCGTTCCGTCCCGGCATTGTCACGCCGCGAAAACCCGCTGCAGCGCCGAACACGCTGGCCGAGTACAACTCGCGGCGCATGCGTGAGGACCTGGACGCGCTGACCGAGAGCTTCGTGGAGTCGTATCTGGAGGCCAATCCCAACATGGCGCGGATGCACGGGCATGCCTAAAGGCGCGCTGCAACAGCAGCCGGACGTCGAACTCTTCACAGCGCTGAACTGGCAGGACGAGGACCCGGACTACGTGCCGGGGCGGTATGCGTCGATCGACGTTTCCGATCAGCCGATGTTCGGTCCGGACCAGCTCGCAGGCTACAAGGATGTCATCGACCAGCTGACCGAGTCGGCGACCAAGACGGACTCGAGCTCGCGCATCTTCGAAGTGCTGCAGGCCTGGGAAGCGCGGTTGTTCTCGCGCGGCTACCAGTTCCTGCTTTCGGGCGACAAGGGATGGGGCTTGTTCGGAGGCGCGGGGCGGGCGACGCCGGGATCGATCATGGCCCAGGCTAATGCGCGCAAGCTGTTCGCCTGCAATGTGTATGGAGCGCGTGAAGACAAGATCATCGCAGCGCTGAGCCGCGAGGTGCCAGGGCTGAAGTTCGGGCCGAAGGATCCTGACTCGCCTCCGGACCAGACCATGGCCGACGAGAGCGACACCTACCTCGAGGTCTGGAAGACGGACGCCGACATCAAGGGCGTGCTGGCCAAGATCAGCCGCCTGTACTACACCGACGGGCGCGTGGTGCTGTGGACGCGGTCCGTCGCGGACCAGCAGCGCTGGGGCACGGAAGAAGCAACGCAGGATGAGACCTTCGGCGCCGGCGAGGCTGAAGGGGTGACGCCTGAAACCGAGATGGAGGGTGGCGAAGCCCTCCCGCCGGACGCGCAGTCCTCCCCGGCGGTGTGCGAGATTACGACGGCGCACGGCACGCTGGAGAGCAAGGTGCCCATTTACGCCGACGACATCTTCGACATGGGCAGCGTGCGCCTGGCGGAAGAGGTCGACGTCGACATTCTGCGTGAGCGCTATCCGTGGATCGAAGACAAGATCGAGGCGGGCCAGTCGGCCGCCGGCTCGAGCGATCAGTACGATCGCATGGCGAGAATCAATGTGCGGCTGGCAGTGCAGAACTCGACAGCGTCCGGCGAGACATTTATGAAGGACGCGACCGAGACCCATACCTGGTACCGGCCCAGCCAATACCGCATGATCAAGGACAAGAGCAAGCGGGCGGTCTGGTACAAGAATTTTCCGCGCGGCTGCCGCCTCACGCATGCGGGCTCGCAGTTTGCGTTTGCGCGCAACGAAGGTGTGGACGACCACCTGACAGTGACCCATGCACGCAAGGGCGATGGCCAGAATCGCCGCCCGATCGGAGCGAACTATTTGCCGCTGCAGAAGGTGTTGAACCAGAACCTGAGCCTGGTGGTGCGCTACTTCGTCGGCTGCATTCCGCGGCGCTTCGCGGCCGAGGGGCCGATCGACGTCGACGCGCTGAACCAGCAGTCCAGCGATCCGTCGTTTGTGACGGCCGTGTCGCTCGAGAACCCGAGCCAGAGGATCTCCGACCTGACCGGCATCGAGAATGTGCCGACGGTGGCCAGCGGGCTGATGGAGTTTGTGCAGTGGCTGGTGGATGGAGCTCCGGAAGCCATGGACGGCGCCACGCCGACGATGTTTGGGCAGGGCGACGTGGGCACAGTGGGCGAGAGCCAGCTGAACTGCGACCAGAGCCTGCAGGTGTTTGGGCAGCCCTGGGCGCATAGCTGCAAAGCGCTGGCGCAGGCAGCGACGCAGGCAGCGATGTCTGCGCGCTCCAACCGCAAGACTGACATTCGCAGCCGCACGCCCGGGCAGAACAAGCTGACGGTGCAGTTGGCGAACTTGAAGGGCAACGCGCTGTGCTATCCGGTGAGCCTGGAGATTCCGCAGACGCTGGCCGAGCAGGAAGCGCAAACCGCGCAACTGGTGGAGCAGTCGGCGAACGTGGCGCTGTACAAGGCGATCGTCGAAGATCCGCTGAACCTTCCCTTCTTCTCCAACATGCCGAGCCTGAGCGGATTGAATATCCCGGGCCTGGATGCGGTGGAGAAGCAGCAGGGCGAGTTCGAACTGCTGCTGCAGTCGGGACCGATCGACAATCCGCAGCTGGCAGAGTGGCCGCAGTATGGCGACTGGCAGAAGCTGCAGCAGGTGGTGGCGCAGGGTGAAGGCCACCCGGAGGCGCAGACGCCGGAGGGGCAGCAGTTGCTGCAGCAAGCCAAGCAGGCGCTGGCGCTAATGCAGCCGCCGGTCCCGCCGACAGTCTCGAGCGTGCCCGTGGCTCAGGATGGCAGCGAGAACCACGCGATTGAGGCGGCGGTGACGCTGCACAAAATGAATTCGCCGGAAGGCCGCAAGCTGAAGAATGGCGACGCCGATCAGCAGGGCTGGTACCAGAACCTTCTGCTGCACTGGCAGCAGCATGAGGCGATGGCGAAGAAGCTGACGCCGGT